ACTTTGTGTGCTTGGATTATAGACAAGGACTTCTTCATCAATTTCTGGAGTTTTGCCTTCCCAAATAAATTCAATGCCACCATTAAAATATTCCTTTTTATCTTCAGCAATATTTCTTGTTGTTAGCTTATTCCATTCCATCATTCTTCTACCTCTTCCAATTCAATCCCCTCACAATCGAATACCCATCCAAACCCAGCATCTTCTAACTCTTTGCGGGTGTGTGCGTCTTTCGTGTGGCTATATTCAGCATCTTCCCCAAAATACCAACTGTCCAAAATTTTATCCAGTTTTAAGATCGTAGACGATTTGTTCATCCCCTTCATTTTCACTCGATACCGCTTCTCTTTCTCGACCTCGTAGCCGTCAAGTATAGCTTTTATTAATCTTTTTCTGTTTTCAAGTTCCACAAACCCTTCACTCAAGTCTTTTAAGTCTATGCCATTGTTATCTCTTAAATAATAACCCCAGCCAGTTCTTGAAACATGATATAAAGCTGTCGTAACGTCACGTTCACAATTAAAATCAAACGTTTCAAGGAATTTCGCTTCTTCTTCAGATACTTTCACTTTCTGCGGTTCGTCGAGTTGTTCGATCATATCAATAAAGGCTTTCTTATCCATTTGAACGATAGATACATATTCCATTTCTTCAAAATGTTTTATCAATTCCTGCTTATTCATTCTTAACTCCTTTTTTCAAACTCAAGGGGGAATAATCCCCCTCACATCAGCTTTCCTTTTTTTTCAAAACAAATGCCAGTGTAGCTACTGAGATACCAAGTGCCACAAGTGACAATCCAAGGTCAGATCCAGTTGCAGGCAATACTGCTGGTGCGCTGTACGCTTCGACTTCTTCAGATTCGTTTCGCGTGGTTTTCGCGTGATTTTCCACGCGATTAGTGATTTTTACTTCTTCGACTTTTGGAGTTTCTTTTGGCGCCGGTGTGTTTGGCTTGTCTTCTTTCGGCTGTGGTTTTGGTTCGTCGCGTTTAGGTTCCAGAATATCGATCAATAGTTCCGGTTTGTCCAATACTGGCGCGTCTGGAGGTGTCACTCCGCCTTGCCACTCGGGCTTGTCAAGTTGCGGTGCGTCAAAAGGTGTTGTACCGCCTGTCCATTCCGGCTTTTCAAGCACCGGAGCCGGTGGCATTAACGGAATATCGTTTAAATCGATTGAAGGCTTGTTGTAAACTGGCGCTTCGCCGGGTACTTCCCATACTGGATCGGGTTTGTTTTCGCCCGAAGCGTCCCCCTTGCCTCCGACGAGTTGAACATAGCTATATGAAGTAGTTCCATATGTTTCGGCTTTGAGCTCGACTTTATTCGTCGGGTTTGTTGATTCCTTAACGGCATTAATCAATTTAGTCTTGTAATTTAGATAGATCATATGATCGAGACGATCCATTGTGATCGTGAAGCCGTGATTGCTCTTGCTGATTGATTTTACGAGATCCATAGCTGATCCCTTGTCAACCCAAGGAACTACGCTTTCAATGTTCTTAATCTCAAAATAGTTATCAATTAGCTTTTGGTTTTCGCTCATTTCGTCGATGATTTTCACATAGTTTAGGACTTTGCGTGCATAATTGACGCGTACAGTCCAGTTGATAACCGTCGGGTCATTTTCATCTTGACTCCCCCACTTGGAAAGGAGTTCATCTTTTCCAATCACTTGCTCTTTGCCGATTTGAGCCGTTACGACTGTGCCGTTAAAATTCGCGGTTACTGGTTTTCCACTTTGGACTTTATCAGTCCATTTTGCGTCCATTTTAAGGCTCATTTGTTTGTTTAACGGGTGGTTTTTGAAATAGTCGTTGAAAACTGTCGTAACAGTCCCGGCTGTGCTGTCTGCGGTAGCTTGACCGACGACCGCATTTTCTGGATTGTGTACGTCAAACGTGAAGCTAGTTTGAAATGCTACTTCTTTAGGGAGTGTGAACGTCACTTTGTCACCTTCGTTGATTGTGAGATCGTCTGGGAAGTGTACGTTCTTATATTCCACGCTAAAGGGTTGATACTTCCCTGTACCTTTAGATTGGTCGATAACCACTTCTGGGTTCTCTACTTTAATCACATCTCCATTTTTGCTAAACTGCGTAGAATTTCCTCGTTGTTGGTTATCATCGCTTGAGCTTCCTGTATCCGTAGCTCCGCTTTCAGTAGCTGGCTGTTGATCTGATCCCGTTGCTGTGTCATGATCGTTTTGAACGCTTGCGATTTGATTAGTTGTAACTGTGCTAGTCTGATCTCCTGTTCCAGTTGTTCCTTGTACTTCATCTGCATATACTCCTTGTGCTGTTGCCACCGTTGCCAATACTGCTGCTGTCGTAAAAATAATTTTCTTGTTCATTTTCATTTTCCTTTTCTATTTTTTATAAATCTTCTTCTTTTACAAAGCTACCCTCAACCCAGCGACCTTTTCGGTCTTTGATCTCGTTGTAAGCTAGTTCAAAGCAATCTGCAAAGTCATAGCCTAACTTATGCGCGATAGCTTTTAAATAACTAATGATCCGGTACAAGTTAAACTTAGCGTTTATTTTAACTTCGTGTTTTCGAGTAAATTGAAATTCACTCGCATTTTCAATCATCAACTCAAAGCAGTCTTTAATGTCGCCCTTTCTTTCCTCTACTGCTTTAATCATGATCTCAACTGGATCAAGTTCAATCATCATTGCCAAGCCTACGACAACAACGGCACAATCTCCGATGCTGTCCTTTGTGAGTTGTTCTTTCTGCTTGGCATACCCAGCGACCAGCTCGCCCAATTCTTCGAATAGCTTGAGCGTCTGTTTAAAGACATCTCCCTTTGTGATATCCCGGTCAATAAACCACTGTCTAGTTAGCTCGGTTAGTTCCTCGATTTTGTCAATATCCATCTATCATATCCCCCTCGATTTCTTTTAATTTCTTGTCAATGGCTTTAATTTCCTTGTGTAGCCATTCGCGATAGTTCGCGCTGTAGTGATGTCCTCGCGTATTGCTGATTGTTTTAAGTTGTAGCTCCTCACTAAGCCGTTTCTCATAAATCCGCTTGGACCGTAGTAAGTTGTCTTTTTCCATTTTAATTCCCTGTCACTTCATGGATGTTTAATTCTATTTTGTAGTTTTTATTTCCAGATAAGCCACCATGCTCGAAGCTCACCCGTTTAATGATGTTAAAGTTATCGTCCGTCCAGATATCCGCATCTGTCAGACCGTCCAATAGTGCTTTGGTCGTGGGCGACCAGTTCGGAGGGTCGTACTTGCGCTTGGTTGGCGCATATACGATCACTCTGACCTCGCACGGCTTATCTTCCGTGTATGGCAGTCCGAAGTAGTCCCTCAATACGTTCATGCCCTCATAATGGGCCAGCTCCCTCAGAAAGCGAGTGATCTTGCCTTTCTGCTGGAAGTGTAGCCGATCGTTCGCAGATATCATCTGCTTGCGGTTCAATTCAAATTTTAAAATGATTGGTTCAGTCATTCGTTACTCCAGCCCACGTTTTAGCAAATGACTCAAAAAAGCTTTGATTTCATCTTCTTCATCATCTACTTCTGGCTCTTTTAACTCAGATCCGTCTTCCTCGGTAATCTCATATTCAGCTTTGATTTTAACCAGGCGACCCCCTACTGCCTTAGCTAGATTTTCCATAGATTTGTCAGTTTCCTCGTTTCCTTTTTCAAAAATCAATGCGAAGCGGATATCATCTGTTGTTTTAGCAGTGAATGTTAATGCTCTGTCATTATTTTTATACTCAGCCAAAAATTGGTTGTTGTTATCTTTTGCGATTGCGTAAAATTCCTTTTGTTGTTTCATGTTATTTCTCCTTTTTTAAAATAAAGTTAGTTGCTGTTTAAAATCTGCCAAAGTAAAACCGATTAATTTTAGGTCGTTACTGATCGCGGTTAGATCGTTAGTGATAATTATTTTGTTCATTTCCCTTGAATACCGCTGTGTCTGATATCCTCCCAGATCGTCCTTATCCCAGATATCTTGTAAAGATTTTATTTCCGGGTATTCTTTTGCAAAGTGTTCTTCAATCCAAGTCATAACAATGTTAATTTGATTCCTTCTGTCATTTTATCCTCCCAAATTGCTAAAAGGGACTTCCCATTGATAATCATCGTATTCCCGACAAACATCTTTGACAATTTTACCTTTGGAAATTTCAATTTCCTGTGTGAATTCCAATCCACATTCAAATGTAAAGATTTTAATATCAACATCAAACTTACTTGAAATTTCTTGATAATTTTCTGGTTCTACTGCCCATGCCTGATTAAAGTCATTTATCTCAATAACCAAATAATCACCATCAAGCCAAAAACTCAATTTATTATTTTGAATAAAGGCTCTTCTTGTACCATTGATATAAAAATAGGGTGCTGTGGTTGTTAATTCGAACAATCCAATTTCAAGATCCTCTTCAATTTCAACATTACCAGCAGCGCAAAACATATATTTCAATGCTTGTGCAATATTCTCTTTTTTTCCTCTTAATTTAAGAGATCCTTCGGCCCAATTTGGCATTATTTTTCTCCTTTGATTTTTTAGAACGGGAGATCATCATCTGAGATGTCCATAGGGTTTGCGTTCATTTGTGTCTGCCGTGAAAAGTCTGGATGACTATATCCCTGTGACTGCCCACCCTCGCGGTCTTTGCGGCTTTCCAAAAGCTGGAAGTTATCCGCTACAACCTCAGTCACATATACCCGCTGGCCTTGCTGGTCTTCGTAACTTCGGGTTTGGATTCTCCCTGTGATACCAATCAAAGCCCCTTTTTTAGCCCAGTTTGCAAGATTTTCTGCTTGCTGCCGCCAGATCACGCAGTTAATAAAATCTGCTTCACGCTCCCCATTCTGGCTTTTAAAAGGACGATTTACTGCGAGCGTGAAAGTTGCTACCGCTTGGTTGCTTGGGGTGTATTTAAGCTCTACGTTTTTGGTTAAGCGCCCGACAAGGCACGTTGAATTTAACATTTCTTAATTTCCTTTCAATTTACCTAATAGCATTTCTGCTTGTTCTACTTGCGATTGTTTAATCTGCTTGTAGTTTGCCACATTTAAGTGTTGTAAGAACCATTTAGCGATTGAGCCATCCTGTTTCCCTTTCGCTTCTGCGATAGTAGCTATCTCTTTCAAATAGTAATTTGCTTTTTCAACTGAGATAACGGATTCGGCTTGTTCTTTAGGTTTCGTTTTGTTTTTTGGCTGATCTGGTTCGTTCATATCACTTGGGTACTCGTCTACATCTTTTTCCCCGATGCCAAACAGCCCTTGAAGCGCATACTTGCGAGCATAGGAACTCACTGCACCAGTCCATTGTGGAACTTGCATTTGTTTGAATTGTCCTTTTTGAGTATTTAAAACTGGTACTGTGTCCAATTCTGCAAATCCAATCGATTGAAATCGTCTTTCTCCATCCGTTACTATAGCCGTTGATTTCACAAAGATGCGATCGCTGATAACAACCAAATCATCAAATACAGTTAGTTCCCAATCTGTATTAACCTCTTTAAATTTTGTATAAATGTCTTCAGCGTTACGAAATGCATATTTAACATCTTTTGTTTTTTTCTTTTCTAATTGCATCTTTTTTTGCAATTCTGAAAAAGATAATTTTGTCATTTGCTTCCCCCTTACCTAATACTCAAATTCTTGTTTTCTACCAAGGTAGCTCCAGTGATTTCTTGCCCGTCTGCTAAAAGTCGTTTTAAAGCCGTCTTATCGGCCTTGTATTCAACTTTCTTATACTCATCTGGTAGTAAGACCATGTCAACCTCAACGGCCTTAGATCGTCTGAATGACACCTTAAACAAGGTCGTATCTACTCGGTCGTGTCCTGTGAGTTCCATGCTTTCTTCAAGGGTCGATTTCATGCGGTCCTTTTTGGCCTTGTCCGCATCGTTTAATTTCTTCAAACGGTCAATTTCATTCTTGCGGGCTTCGACATCTGCATCAAGGTTTTTAATGACTTTGATATAGCCTTCTACCTTGTTCTCGTAGTCCTCGTTCCAGTCGATGCTGTCCAGCGTGTCCTGTTTCGTTTCGTCGTCCAGGTCCATATTGTAGATGTCAAGAAATTGTCCTGTCAGTTCGTAAAGTGTCGCCATGTTTTATCTCCTTTTTTCATTTGTTATTTCGCAAAGCCGTTCCTCTTTATACATTCTCGCGCTCCTTTAACTTCTTGTAACTATCCCAGCTTGTCTTTTTCAAGCTATCCAGTAGCTTCTGCTCAGTCTTGATTTGCTTCTTGTACTGTAGCACCCAAGCCGTGTACTCGTCGTCGTTTTCTGCGAAATAGTAACCGCGAGGCAATGACCGGCTTGCCACAATAGGCACCGAGAATTTAAGTCGTAGTTCCGCGATACCACCGCGCACCTTACGGACTGATAGGTTTGTCATTCTGGCAATGTCGCGCGTTGTCAGTACATTCGCCCGTCCTACTCTGATACAGGCTAGTATTAGTTGTAAGCGTTCGTTCATAGCTTACCCTCCCCTTGATATCTCATTAAGACTTCTTGATACTTTTTCAAAAGTTGGTTTTTTTGGTTCAGTTCCTTCCGCAATCTTCTGTTATCGTTCAAAGTTACTCGAAGTATATTATTTTTGCCTTCTAGGTCGATTTTTTGAAAACGTATCTCTTGTTTTAACGCTTTAATTTTTTTGCTACAAAACATCTACTGCGCTCCAGTCGTTGTCTGAGTGTGAGTGCTTGCGTGCATAAGCTAGATCTGCTTGAAATGCTTGATAGCCCTCGTTAAATTTCTCTTGTAGATCTTCCTCGTACTGTTGCATGATCGCTTCCTGTTTGGCCAGTCTAGCCTTTTTACGCTGTGCGCGTTTAAAGCCCCAAACTGCCCCTGCGAAGCCGGCTGCAAAAAACGTTCCTGCAATTGTCATACAAGCCAAAATATCGTTATACATTTCAAATCTCCTTATTAATTCGTCTGATTGCGTTATAATATCCGCTATCTTTTGGGATTGTGTACCCCGTTAAGTCGTTTACCTGGCTACCGTCTGACATGATGTTAATAATGCGCGGTCGCCATTGATTTTTAATTCTCATCGTGTTATAATTCCTTTAGAAAAGTTTTATCTCTGGCCATTTGGGGTCCCGTTCCCAAAGGGCCTTTTTTTATGCTCTGCCAGCTAGCCGGCAAGCGTACAATTCTATGATCTTACCACGCGCTCGATCCGGATCACTCGCTAGTAGCTTAGCTTTAATCTCATCCGAAAGCTCGTAGCAAGTAGCTTCGAAGCCCTCAATCATTTTGTCAATCAAAACGGCAATTTCCTCCTATCTTCTGCGTTGTCCGGGTATTTAAAGTAAATGTCCCGTCCACCTTTGGTTATGCGACTTCTTAGACCGTCGTCATACGCTTCTTTCATTGCCTTACCGCCCATGTTTGTCGTGATGATCGTTTTATCGCGATGATCTAAAAGTGTATAGAGAAAGTCTTGCTTCCACTGTCCGCGGTCGCCCTTGCCCAAATCGTCAAGAATTAGGAAGTCAACCTTAGTCAGTAGATCCAGCCAGTCATTAGTTGACATCGCCCCTTTCTTATCAAAACTGCCTTGTATCTTTTGAAATAGAGTGGGTACATTGACAAACAAGATGCTTTTAGGAATTTTATTCGCTTTGAAGTCTGCGTTTAGCTTTTCTGCGATTGCTAGTGCGAGGTGTGTTTTACCTCTACCAGCTTCACCCATGATAAGCGCGTTCCCTCGTCCGTCATGTAAATAATGATGTACCAGCCTCAAAGCGTAGTTCTTGGCTTTTTCGTCAATCTCGTTTGATACCGTAAAGGTTTTAAAGGTCGCGTCTTTCATCTCTGGCGGTATGATGCTGTTTTTATCAAAAACATCGTAAGTCTTGCGCAAGATAGTGGCCGTGTGGGCTTGTCCTATCTTCTGTTCTTTCTCCCGTGCCATCTTCTCACGTTGACACTCTGGACAAAAGGGTCTGTTCCGTTCGTCCTGTAGCGGTACATCATCGTTTAACGACCACTTAAAGCACGAATGTATTGAGCAGGTTTCTTGCTCGTTGATATGGTAGACCAGCGGTAAATCCATGCTGTCACCTCCTTAAAATACAGTGACTCCTAATTCTGCCCAGCTATCAATATAGTCTTGTTGTGCTTGTCCGTTATAACCACAAGCGTGGAATGCAAGTCCGTAGTTATCATCACTGCTTATTTTGTTTAGCAAGACATCTAAATCTTCTTTAACAAATTTCATCAAGCCCTTGATGCTTCCACATGGATAAAATGGGCGATACCCGTCAATATCTAATTGCCATGCCCAACCAAAAGGTGTTTTATTGTAAACATATTTAATTTTTTTCATTTTTCAGCCTCCTAAAACCCTAACTCTGGATCAATCTCATGTACGCTGATGTCAGTTCCGAGCAGTGCATACTTGCCACTCTTGAAATCTTTCTGGCCGTTGTATGTTTTAGGCTTCTTAGATGATTTATATTTCTCATCTGCCTGCTCCGCTTCCTCAACCGTTGTTACACCGTTCTTTTTCCAGTTATCCAAGATACTCTTTAAATATCTGAAATTTCTAGCTTCGTTGTCTGCTGACTTGCTGATAGCAAGCTGGACAAGCTCGATCTTCATTCCGTCTAAAGCGATATAATCGAATAACTGTTGAAATTGAATTTGATCTAATTTAAAACCTCTACTTCTGAGTGTCTGTGCGATAGTTCCAGATTGAATATTTTCTAATTTTTGAGGCCTATCATCATCATCATTAAGTCTGGTTAAATTAGTCTGGTTAATATTAGTCTGGTTAGTTGGTAAATTTTTCCTCTCCGTACACGTAAAATCTTCATGTACGTAAGGTAAATTTTTCCTCTCCGTACACGTAAAATCTTCATGTACGTATCTTCTAGCTTCTGATACTCTATTGACGTAGATTTTATTAGTTGAATTGAATTGTCTTTTTTCAGATATCAAACAATAATCATTAAGTTCTTTCTTGTATGATGTGATTGTTTTTTCTGAGCATCCCATGAGTTCTGAAAGCAGTTTGACCGAAAAGTTGCAATAGATGCCTTTTTCATCGTGCCAGCCGTTCTTTTGTGACTGACCCCATTTGTCCCGCAAGATTGCGTATAAGACTTTAGCACCGATTGACAACCCCTTGAAACATTCGTCAAATAACTCTTGAGGGAGTTTATAAAACATTTCAAAGTCTTTGTAGTCGTCTATCTTCAGTGGCATTCATTCTCCTTTCTATTCACTCTGCCAGATTGTCGCATTTATGCGACTGTCTCGCTAAAAAAAATGGCCATAGCTTCATCTTTTGAAAGATCAAGAGCTGACACAATCAAGTTTACTTCCTTGATTGAAAAGTTGCCATTTCGCTTCATCTTGCGGTAAAACGTACTTTTTGTAACACCGATTTTACTTGCAAGTTCTTCTTGCGTGGTGTTTCGTTCTACGATTTTACCTTTCAATTTCGATACATTAACCATGTATTCTCCTTTCTTTTTTGTCGCACTTCTGCGACTTGTTGAATTAAGTATAACATGGCTAGAAAAGTTTGTCAACAAAAAAATCGCATTTTTGAAACTTTTTTGTTGCGTTTTTGAAACTAAAGATGTAAAATTAACGTGTAATATATAAGAGGAGAAATAATCATGAACGTTGGAGAAAGAATAAAACTTAGAAGAAAAGAATTAAAAATCTCTGCCGATACCCTCGCTGAGCGCGTGGGAGTTTCTCGCTCAACTATATTTAGATATGAAAAAGGGGATATAGAAAAGGTTGGTCCAGAGGTACTAAAGAAGATTTCTGAAACATTGAATATTTCACCCGCTGACCTTATGGGTTGGGAAGAAGAAGCAGAAGCGACTGCCGAAACCGGATATTCAGAAACAGACCTGCGCAAGCTAGCAGAAAGCGCAAAGACTTTCGACGGCAAGCCGTTGACTGAAAATGATATACAAGCGATTAAAAACATAATAGAAATATACCTACAAGGCAGATTATGACGATAGAAGAAATATGCGATAGCGAGGGGGTCACCCTTGCTTACTTTGATAACGACCTATGGCAACGGCCTGGAATGATAATCTCAGATATGAGGATTATCTTCGTTAATAAATCACTAAGTGGAGATGCCCAGAAACGGGTCATATTGCACGAATTAGGCCACTTAGAGCATACCGAGGCTAATTACACAATTAACCCGATAAAGTGCGAGAATGAAGCCAACCGAGCAATGATACACGCGCTATTGAGAGAGGAGCTGGAAAGAGTAGACAAGGAAGAATTTAATTATTTAAACTTTATGGAAAGACACAAACTAAAATCAGTGACCGACGAATTAATGGTTATTGATGAATTTTATAGGCTAGTGGGATAGCCAAAAGGAGGAAAATATGAAAAAGATAACATTTGCAGCAGTAGCAATACTAACTCTATTTATCGCTGGGTGCAGTCAGCAAGAAGCAGATACGGACCAAAGTCAAGAACAAAGTACGGAACAAGTCTCATCATCAAGTAAAGCATCGACTTCTTCAACTTCTTCTAGTGATGTTTTACAAGGACGTTCTGCTTATGATGTTTTTGTGGAAAATTTTAAAGCATGGGTACATGGAGTTGATCCTAAAGCGTCTGTTAATTCAACCGAGAAAGATATAGCAATCACTATTTCAGACGCCCTAACCGATGCACAGATTAAACAGGCTCAACCTATGGTTGACGGTATGCTTAAAATAAAACAGTCTGGAGAGAATGAGCTTAGACAGTATGACCCAAACTTTAAAGCTCCAAACCTTATCGTTTTAGATGCTAATGCGAAAGTCATTGCACAGGAGCAAAACGGTAAAATGGTTTTAGACAAATAAAAAAAGCCCCACGCTCTCAAACTTTGGCGAGTCTGAGCGTGAGGCAGTCAAGATAAGGAAAGGCTTCAAAATGAATATTTTGAAAGAACTCTTTATGTACTCTATTTTATCAGAAATGGAGGAAAAAGACAATGAATGAAATAAATAAAGTAGCCTTGTACGTTCGAGTTTCAACTACTTCTCAGCTCGAAGAAGGCTACTCAGTAGAAGAACAAAAGGCAAAACTGGAAAGCTACTGCGATATAAAGGACTGGCACATTTACAAGGTATATACTGACGGGGGCTTTTCTGGGTCTACAACCGAGCGCCCAGCACTTGAGCAATTAATAAAAGATGCCCAAAGCAAACTATTTGATACGGTATTAGTATACAAGCTGGACCGTTTGAGCCGTAGCCAAAAGGACACGCTCTACTTAATCGAGGATATATTTTTAAAAAATAATATCGAGTTTGTGAGCTTGCTGGAAAACTTCGACACATCTACACCTTTCGGGCGGGCCGTTATAGGCTTGTTGTCCGTGTTTGCTCAACTTGAAAGAGAGCAGATAAAAGAGCGTATGCAGTTAGGCAAGTTAGGCCGTGCCAAAGCTGGAAAGTCTATGATGTGGGCTAAGACTTCTTACGGCTACGATTATAACAAAGAAACAGGGTCAATGATGATAAACGAGTATGAAGCCTTGGCAGTCAAAGAGATATTTACTTCATACTTGGCTGGTATGTCAATAACTAAGCTAAGGGATAAAATAAACGAGGAATACCCAAAACAGCCGGCTTGGAGCTATAGAACAATTAGAGGTATACTAGCCAATCCTGTATATTGTGGTCTAAACAAATACAAGGGTCAGACTTTCCAAGGCACACACAAGCCCATAATTTCTATAGTTGACTTTGAGCAAACTCAAAGAGAGCTGGCTAAACGACAGCAGACGGCCAAAGAACTCTCGAACCCTCGACCATTCCAAGCTAAATATATGCTATCTGGCCTGGCTCAATGTGGATACTGTCACGCGCCCTTGAAAGTCATTTTAGGGGCTGTAAGAAAAGACGGCTCACGATTTAAACGGTATGAGTGTTATCAGCGACACCCTCGAAAAACAAGGGGTGTCACGGTTTACAATGACAACAAGAAATGCGAATCTGGCTACTATGATATGGAGCTACTAGAGCATTATGTACTAACACGCATCGCCCAGCTCCAGAATGATCCGGACAAAATACAAGAACTATTTTCGGACGATACCAGCCCAGCGGTTGACAAGCAAGCAATCCAGAAGCAGATAGACAGCCTAACTCTAAAACTTAGCAAGCTGAACGACCTATACTTGGACGATAGGATCACGCTGGACGAATTAAGGACCAAGTCTTCAGATTTTATCAAGCAAAGAAACGCGCTGGAAGATGAAATAAAAAAAGCCTCGAATGATAAGCAAGCGGGCCAAAGAGAAAAGATTGAAAAGCTATTAGATGCAAGTAGTGTACTGGATATGTCCTATGATAATCAAAAAGTTATTGTCAGAGAGCTGATTGACAAGGTGCAAGTCGCTTCTGACAAGATAGTGATACGCTGGAAAATTTGATAAATTTGGTTACGCTATTTTCAATGCAAGAAAGTAAATTTGTCACTCGGGCAAAAATAAAAAACCTTGCTAAATGCAAGGACACGAACTTTAAACAATCAACTAAATGAGCCTTCGCTCTACTTCGACTGTACGCAATTTATTGACCGATAGCCTACCACGGTCTGAGCCATAAGGAGCGACCCTATAACTTCCGTGGCGATTAAATGACTAGGCACGACTGGCTA